AAATGCTTTTCTTATCTCCTTACCTTTCTTTTTGGCTTTCTCAGGGCTTAGTTGTTTGTCATAAGTAAAGCCAATTTTTTCATCGCCAGCTCCATAGCACCAAGCATAAATTATACTTTTTATAGCCCGGCGAGAAACGCCCACCTTATCTGCGTTGACTTGGTGTATATCACCATTTAAAAGGATGTCACCAAATGTAGGATCATAGCGAGATAAATAATGCGATAATAATCTTAATTCCACGCCACACAAATCCGCTCCACACATAACTAAACCAGGGGTAGGTTTAAACAACGCACGGAATTCTTCTTCCTTCATACATTGCGCAAGGTTAGGAGATTTATGACTACATCTATGCGTGGCTGTGTTTACCGAACAGTGATGATGTATCCGACTAGATGTCGTAACAAGCTTCAGCCATGCGTTCACGCCGTTCGAGAGCATCCCAAGCATTTTCGTTACCTTCAAGCATCTCGCAAACTGCATAGCAATCTCTGATCCAATCTCGGTCAGCACTACTTCGTCGATTACATGCTTGCCCGTTGCCGTCATGTGTTGTCTTAACTGAGGCTCTAGGTCGTAGCATTTAATTAATACCCATGCGACGTGATCTCTTGAGACGGGGTTGAATTCTTTTTGGCGCGTAAATGGTGCGCCTTTGATGTATCCGCTAGTTTTGTTATCTCGCTTTGGAGTGAATTCATTTCCTCTGATGTAAGGGTGTTTCTTGCGAAGTACCTTTTTAAGATCTGAAAGTTCTTGCTCGAGAGACGATGCAAGTTTCCATGCAGCCCGCTCATCGAAATACCAGCCATGTCGTTCTTGTTTAGATAGGATGTGAGCAACTTCGTGCTCTAGCGCGACCCACTCAGGAAGGGGCGGAAGTGTTCGCATAGTTTTGTAGTAACGTTTACGTCTTGTATGCAGTAATCCTGCATCTCTTGTGACCAGTCTTTCCAATCAGTTGTTTTGCCAAACTCACCTTTGTATTCAGCAAGCCTGTAGCCATATGACGCCAAAGAATGACGACCATACATTTGCAGTGGCATCAAGTCTTTGTGGTCTTTGTGGTCTTCAGCAAGTCGTTCGGTGTAATACAAACGGGATAGCAATAAAGTATCTATTACTAGACCTTTAGGCTCAAACCAAGAGTAAAACTTCTGTAAGATAGGTAGATCAAAGTTGATCACATTGTGACCACATATGATGTCTGCCTCTTCTAACAGCTGTACACCACGAACAATTGGTTCTTGATCACCTTGGTCGTTGTAGACATAGGTTTCATCAGTCTTTGAATCAAAGATGACCAAACAGTGAATACGGGTAACATCATTAAAGAGACCGTCCGTCTCCAGATCGAACACGAGCATGTTTCCAAACGTAAGTTTTGTCGATAAATTGTGCTTTAATAATCATCTCCTTAGTTGGAGGATTAGGTTTAAAAATCTCGTTCTGCGTCGAAGGTTGTTGATTCATAGAATTTACATTGTTCTTTGTCGTATTTCAATTGACACGCGATACCAGTCTCGCCTGTAAATCTATTTTTGCAGATGCGCACTGTTGTATCAGCGTGTTCATCTCCACTCTGCTGATCTCGTTCAAGTGCAATAACTGCGTCACTAATTTGGCTAATTGAGTGACTTCCACGCAGCTGTCCAAGTGAAATTTGTGCTCCATTTTCATGTCCTTTGTCACCTTGTGGTCGGCGTAAATGAGAGACCAAGAACATAGAAATACCTGTCTCTTCGCAGAGCGATCTAAGCTTGGTCATTGTGCTATCAATCATCCGCCGTTCATCACCATCTAATCCTGACAAAAGGATTGATAAGTGATCTAAAAATACAACCCTGCAGTCGAGTCCCGCAGCGAGGTAGCGAATTCTGGAGATGACGTTATCAGGATCAAAAGACCCAAAGCCATCAAAAAGAAAAAGGTTCCACTTAGCAAGAGTGTCTTGATAAGCTTTGGTGAGAGTAGATCGTTCATGTTCTCCGATATGGAATTGTTTACCGCACGCTGCACTCATTAGACCTAGTGCGGTTCGACGGTTTGACTCCTCAAGTGCTACATACCCAACTCGTTCCCCTTTGCTGAGGAAATGAGTTGCAAGTTCACGGCATAGGGATGACTTCCCTTGGCCAGTTCCACTGGTTATTGTAACTAATTCACCCGAACGCACACCTTGTAGTTTTTCTTGTAAGCCTGCAAAGGGATACTCATGTATGCAATCCTGTTGTGGTTCAATTACAAGTGAAAGTAATGTCTTACCATCAATAATGCCATCAGGTTTATACAACTCTGCATTCCAGATAGCTTGACGTACTGCCTCAAGGTTGTCGGCTTGTGCAGCTTCAGAAGCGTCTTTATAGTCCTTTAGATCAGCGATCTTTACTTTGCCCGGTGGTAATACACCGGCTGCTTCCTGTGTGGCTGCTTTACCTGCAGAGTCGTTATCAAAAAATAAGACAACCTCATCCCAAGTAGACAGCCATTCATAGTTATGCTGCATTGCTTTCTTAGCACTAGCAGCACCGTGTGGAAGAGAGACTGCTTCCCACGACGGGAAAGCTTCTCTACAAGTAGCGGCATCGAGTTCACCTTCGCAGATGACCATGCGTCTACCACCATTATTGCGAAATAGATTTTGACCAAAGAACCTACCGTCAGTCTCGCCCTCATAACGAAACTGCTTGTCTTTGCTCTTTGTCTTTATTCCAATAATTCTGTTATCGCTGTCTCGATAATGGAAGCATAAAACATCCCCATCGACAGTGATTCCGTATTCTTCGCAGACTCTTTCAGAGATGCCTCTTCGCGAGAGACGTTGTGGGAATCCGCGTTGTTCCATTCTTTGTACATAGGTGGTTGTAGTTGTGTGATTTGTATTGTCTCCACTTTTCCAAGTGTGACAAACGAAACAAAATGAATGTCCATCTGTATAGAGGCTGTTGCCATCAGATGAACCGCACTCTCCGCACGCAATGTGCCTTTCAAACTCGCTGGTCATGTGAACCAATCAATTGGAATGTTTGTCCAAGATGTCCAAGGAATGTTTAAACGATCACAGTATTGTGCGTAAGTGGTCTTTGATTTTTTACTGATCTTATTGAAGGGTGCTTGNAAGACCATACGGATATCAAGTTCAGGATGTTGTTGTTTAACATTCTTGATCTTGCGTCGATCTTCAGCATCCCAGTACCCTTTACATTCTAGGAATACAGAATTTGGTAAAAGAAAATCAGGAGTGTAGTTATGAGCAATTGTGTAAGGAACCTTGGTAGATTCATACTCATACTTCACCCCCAATTCAACCATAAGATCAGCAACCTTTTCTTCAAGGCCCGATCGAAATGCCATTAATTTTTAGTATATTTTTTAAGATAAGAAACGCCGCGATACTTCAGTTTGCAAATCTTTTCAGCTTGCTGCTGTTCACGTACCCGTTGACGTAGTTCAACTGAAGGCATGATAAATCTCCGAAGTACCTGACCCCCGTTCCATGGTCAGATGTTATGCGTCCCGAAGGGATGAACGTGCGTTTCTTAGTTATCCGATAACACCAAGTAAAACTTAGATACATCAGTTGGTGCATTCTCATAGAATGAGATATCACCGTATTGTTTATGTTCTTTGTATCCAACCATCTTGCCCTTTGTATTCATAAGGGCAGGCATGAAAGCAAGAAAGAAAAAGACTGCAGGAGCACCAACAATTAGTGCACCACCGATGATGTAGTAGGTGAATAGTGCACCACCGATGATGTAGTAGGTGAATAGTTCTATCATTAATTAGCCAATAGATGGTGCNGTTAGTGCTACTTCAGTAGTAGAAGCTGCTGCTAGATCAAGTGGAAAGTTGTGTGCGTTACGNTCNTGCATAACTTCCATTCCAAGACCACCACGGTTCAGAATGTCGGCCCAGGTGTTAATCACCTTACCTTCAGAAGACTGGATNGATTGNTTAAAGTTAAATCCATTCAAGTTGAAAGCCATGGTAGATACACCAAGAGCAGTAAACCAGATGCCAACAACAGGCCAGGCTGCCAAAAAGAAGTGCAGACTACGGCTGTTATTAAAAGAAGCATACTGGAAAATAAGACGGCCAAAGTATCCATGAGCAGCTACGATGTTGTACGTCTCTTCCTCTTGTCCGAACTTATAACCTTGGTTCTGACTAACCTGTTCAGTCGTCTCACGTACAAGCGAAGATGTAACAAGGCTTCCGTGCATAGCACTGAACAAGCTGCCACCAAATACACCAGCAACTCCCAACATGTGGAAGGGATGCATGAGGATGTTGTGTTCCGCTTGGAATACCAACATATAATTAAAAGTACCGGAAATGCCAAGAGGCATAGCATCTGAAAAGCTGCCTTGTCCAAAGGGATAAACCAGGAATACAGCGGATGCCGCTGCCACGGGTGCGGAGTATGCAACA